AAACCGTCGCGCCGATGGACACACTGCTTAAGCCCGTTTTGTCGATGATCGATGATGCGAAATCCTTTGAGGAAATCGGAGAAAAGCTTTACTCCCTTTACCCCCAAATGGATTCAAACCGATTCCAGGAGCTGCTCGGTCGCGCCATGAGCGCCTCGGGCCTGGAAGGTTATGGTGATTCCCAATGATGGAAATGGCCTTTGATAAGCCCTTTGAGGAGCAGCTTGAATTCTTCAGGCGGAAGGGTTTCAAGCTGTCCCCCGAATCCTGGCGGGATGTCTGGAAAGGGGCGCATGCACGATCCTTTACCGTGGCCCGCGTCACCGCGATGGATGTCCTGGTGGATATTCGAAAAGCGTTAGACAAGGCGATGGCCGAGGGGGTGCCGTTAAAGGCCTTTAAGAAAGATTTGTCGAAAACCCTGGAGCGCAGGGGATGGCTGGTGCCCACGGGCGAAAAGGCGATTCAAATCCTGCCCGATGGAAGCGAAAGAAAGCGCCTGACCGGTTGGAGACTGCGTACCATCTACCAGACCAACATGGCGGCAAGCTACCATGTGGGCCGGTACAAACAGATGGAAGCCGTCAAGGATGCCCGCCCCTTTTGGCAGTATCGCAGCCAGCGGGACCCGTCGGTCCGGGAGGCGCACCGCTTTCTGGACGGCAAGGTCTATCACGCGGACCATCCTTTCTGGGACAACTGGTACCCGCCCAACGGCTTTAATTGCCGGTGCTACGTCAAGACCTTGAGTGAACGACAAATGAACGCCAGGGGCCTTACGGAAGAGAAAAAAGGCGTTAGCAAAAAACCGAATGAGGGATGGGATTATAACGTGGGGGAAGCCGGTCTGGATCACTGGAAGCCGGATTTGGACAAGAAACCGACCCTGTTGAAACAGCAGTATCTTGAGTCACTGATCGACAATGTATGCCCGGATGACTGGGCGGATTTCGCTGAGAGCAAGTGTCATGCGAAACTGAAAAAGCGCTTGACGCAAAGTGACCTGGAAGACCTTCAAACGCTCATCTGGGCCAGGAAACAAGGTGGGGTTGAGGGGTATCCGGAATGGGTGAACGCTGTGGCGAAGCGAAAACATGCGCGAGGGGAACTATATCCTGTTGGCAACCTGCCGGATTTCGTATGCGATCGTGTCACGCCTCGTTTAGCCCTGGTTATTCTGGCTGACAAGGAACTGGTGCATCTTTACCGCGAGACAAAAAGACTGGAATTACGAGCGGCGACCCTTCGGGAAATCAGACGAATGCCGCTTCGATTTTATAAGTCGGACTGGTTCATTGATCATGCAAAGCCTGGCCTTCTCATGTGTTGGAGGCGGGTTGGAACACTGTGGCTGAAGACGGTGATAAAGACAGATCAAAAAATAGCCCGTGGGGTAATCGGGAACAGGATTTCAACAATGGGAATTGTGGAAGGGCGTCATCTGGAGGCACGAAAGTATGAGAAACTTTAGGCTCGTGGTGGGGCGCCACATCCCACATAAGAATGCCTTCCACCCCATAAACCCCCAAGGTGGAGAAAATCTAACTGGCAGGAGCGTCTTTCCAGTCTCACGAGCCTTTGAGGCCAAAATACGCAACGCGAAATAGAAAGTCAAGCAAAATGGCCGAAATAGACATCAAAATCGATGACACCGAACTCCAGCGGACACTCAAAGGCATCCTCTCGCGCCTGGGGAACATCAAGCCGGCGGCCAAGCTCATGGGTGAAATCGCCCTGGAGTCCATCACCACCAACTTCGAGGAAGGCGGCAGGCCGAAAAAATGGAAAAAGCTGGCCAAACGAACCATCAAGGAAAGAGAGCGCCAGGGCAAATGGCCCGGCCGGGTACTGGTCCGATCGGGGCACGCGGGCGGTCTCATGGGCGCCATCGCGTACACACCCTTGAATGACCGGGTGATCGTCCACGCCGACAAGGTCTATGCCCGCATTCACCACTATGGCGGCATGGCAGGGCCGGGCCGAAAGGTCAAGATCCCTGCCCGCCCCTACATGATGATTCAGGATGAAGACTGGGCTGAAATGCAAGATGCCCTGAGCAATCATATTTTTCGAGGTGCAGACTAATGGATTTCAAAGGATTTAACGACTGGGTGGAGATTTTCCGGGGCGGAAGGCAGACCGACAGCAACGGCCGGACCCATGACGGCAACCAGCTCATCCGCCGGGCGGTCAGATCGTTCAATACCGCCGATCACGAGCCCCCCCTGGTGGTGGGGCATCCAAAGGAAAACGCGCCCGCCTTCGGGTGGGTGGAAAAGCTGAAAGCCGCCACGAATGGCGGAACCTCAGTGTTAATGGGTAAATTCAAACAGGTAGTGCCGGAATTCGCGGCCCTGGCGAAACAGGGCCTTTACAAGAAACGATCAGCCAGTTTTTACCCGGATGGCCGATTGCGCCACGTAGGTTTTTTGGGCGCTGCGCCGCCGGCCGTCAAGGGCCTTGCGGATCTGAAGTTCGAGGATTCGGAAGAAACCATCTTCAACTTTGATGACCCCACAGGGGAAAAGGAGAGAACAATGGCAGGCAATGAGATTATCGAGTTTTTAAAGTTCTGGGAACGCTGGAAAAAGGACAACGTGGAAATCACGGAACCGGCGCCCGCCACGGAAGAAACCCCCGCGGGCTTCACCGAGGCGGACCTGGAAACCGCCAAAACCAAGGCAGCCGATGAGGCCGCCAAAGCCGAGCGGGAAAAAGTGGAGGCCGAGTTTGCCGAAAAGGCCCGCAAAAGCGCCCAGGATGCCCGAGAAGGCGAGATCAAGGCCTGGTACGATACAAACCTCAAAGCGGGCAAAGTGATCCCCGCCTGGGACAAGCTGGGCCTTCGGGACTTCATGCTGAGCCTGGACGCGGAAGAGGAAATGAGCTTTTCCGACGATGCGGACAAGGTCTCCCGCCTGGGCTGGTTCAAGTCCTTCATGGAGGGCCTGCCGAAGCTGGTGGAGTTTAAGGAGGTGGCCACCCGGGATAAGGATGTGAATGCCTCCGGCGATCCCCAGGGGAAACTGATTCGACTGGCCACCGCCAAGGTGGAAAAAGGGATGGATTTTCAGGAGGCCATGATTGAAGCAGGCCGCGAAAATCCGGAGCTTGCAACCGAAATGATGCAGATTGAAGGGAGGGCTTAATTATGGCCTATGAAGGAGAAGGAATCGACTTATCATTCACCGCTGCTGAGGATTTAAGCTCTCATCAGTATCGGTTTGTGCACCTGGCCGACAACACCACGGTGGACCTGGTTGACAGTGGGGCGGAGATCCCGCTGGGCATTCTGCAAAACGCCCCTGAAAGCGGGGAGATCGCCGTTGTGCGGGTGGCCGGTGTCAGTAAGCTGGTCATGAACGCGGCGGTAGCCGTCGGTGCCCTGGTGAAAGCCGAGTATATTCAGACCATCCCGGTCAACAAACAGTCCGATTACTTTTACAAATTCCTGAAAGGGGCCTGGTTCCGGCTGGATGCGGATGTCAGAGGCCCCGGGTCCTCCGCTCGTCAGAGTGGGTACCCCATTACCAACGACACCTATTCCTGCATTGAATATGCGTTGCGGCATCAGATCCCCATTGAGCTGATCAACAACGCGGACGAGGTACTGCGGCCGGTTGTGACCGGGGTCAACTTTGTGACCAACGCCATCCAGCTCAAGAAAGAAAAAATCGTGAGCGATCTGGTCACCACCGCCGCCAACTGGACCTCTTCAAACGATGCAGAAGGCGGATGGGCAGCCGGCGACAGCAACACCTTCATTACCGATATGTTGACGGCGATGGAGACGGTTCGCCAGCTCATCGGCGTGAAACCAAACTGCCTGATCATGGACAGCAAGACCCTGAACCAGCTCAAGCAGGAGAGTACCCTGCTGGACAAGATCAAGTACACTGGCACCCAGGGGAAACCGGCGGATGTGACCGGCCAGACCCTCGCGGCACTGTTCGAGCTCGACGAGGTCATGATCGGCCAGGCCATCTATTCCAGTGACGAGGAAACCGTCGCGGGAGCGGAATTCACCGCCGTGGACCTGTGGGAAACCACAGCCACCAAGGGGAGCGCGTTTCTCTATTACCGGCCTCCTTCTCCGGGGATCGAGGTTCCCGCCGGTGGGTACGTGTTCAACTGGAAAGGCGACCAGGGGCAGAAAAGCCTCAAGGTGCCCGCCGGTGGATCTTACCGAAGCGTTCGGAAATGGTGGGATGACGACACCAAGAGCTATTTCATTGAAGCCAACGAATGCTTTGACGCGAAGGTGGTCGGTGCTGATGCCGGGTACCTTTTTTACGACACCATCTCCACCTAAGAAGGTGAAAGGTCAAGGCTCAAAGGAAACCCATCCTTTCAGCTTTCACCTTTGAGCCTGGAGCTTATTTATGGACGTTAAATACCTCGGCCCCAGGGATTCCGTGATGGTTTCGCCCTATGGTCTTCACCGGAAAAACCAGGTGAAGGCCTATCCTGCGAATGTCGCGGAAGACCTGGTGAAAAACAGCCGACGGCAGCACTTTAAACCGGCTGCCGTCAAAAAGGCACCCAAAAAGGGCGGCGCCCGGAAGAAAAAATAAATGTCTTACTCAACCCAAACCGACCTGCTGGAACAGATCAGCGAATCCGAACTGATCCAGCTCACCGACGATGCCGACGCGGGGACCGTGGACAGCGATGCGGTCTCCCGCGCCATCGTGGATGCCGATGCGGAAATTGACGGATATTGCGGATCCCGTTACGACGTGCCGTTTTCGAGCACGCCCGTCATGATCCGCAAAATCTCCGTGGACATCTCAATCTATAACCTTTATGCCCGCAGGATGGGCGCTCCGGAAGACCGGAAAGAGCGCTATGACAATGCCCTCCGGTTTTTGAGGGACGTTGGCAAAGGCGTCATCAGCCTGGGCGGCGATGCACCGGATATCGATGACGATGCAGGCCCGGATATTTCCGTGGTGAAATCGGACCGGATTTTTTCTTCCGGGCGATCGTCGGATGGATCATCCGGATCGCTGGATAATTATTAAGGAAAAGAGTTCAGTTGGTAAAAAATGAAAGAAGTACTAACCGCCATAAAAGCCCAGCTCCAAACCAGTCTTACTTACATTCGGGACCGGGATATCTTCATCACGCCCCATGAAAATTACATCCCGAATGCGGTCCGGCCGCCGTGTGTG